GGCAGCCAGGCTCGTGGGGGACCGGGCTGCTACCTGCCGAGTGTATCCACCGTGTGGTGCGCTCAGGGGGCGCTACGGACGCCGTAGAGTCGATCTACATCAAGCACAAGGATGGCTATCTCAACCACATCATGCTCAAAAGCTATGAGCAAGGCGCGGGAGCGTTCGAAGGGACCGAGCAGGACGTTATTCTGCTGGATGAGGAACCCTCTTTGGCGATCTACACGGAGTGCCTGCTACGCACGATGACGTGTAACGGTATCGTGATGCTCACGTTCACGCCGCTGCAAGGCATCTCCGAGGTCGTGCAGCAGTTCTTCCCCGGGGGCGATGTCGGCTACTACGACAATCTGTTCGGTGTCGATGCGGATCACACGGGTATGTATGGGCTGTGCATCGGCTGGGATGACGTACCGCATCTGTCCGAGGCTGCTAAAGTCGAGTACAGCAAAACGATACCGCCCTTTCAGCGCGACGCACGCACGAAGGGGTGGCCTAGGCTGGGGGCAGGGGCAATCTACCCGATACCTGAGAGCGAGATACTTGTCGAGCCTTTCGCGATACCCAAGACATGGCCGCATGCTTACGGGCTGGACGTGGGCTGGAAAGTGACGGCTGCCGTGTTCGGCGCGCAAAGCCCCTCGGACGGCATCTGGTATCTCTACAGCGAGCACTACCAGGAGCATGCCGAGCCTTCTGTTCATGCAGCCGCTATCAACGCGAGGGGTAAGCGCATGCCAGGCTGTATCGACCCCGCGTCGCGCGGCAGGGGCCAGAGAGACGGCGTGCAACTTATTCAGCAGTATTGCGATTTGGGGTTGAATCTGCAGATAGCCAACAATTCGGTCTTTACGGGGCTGACCGAGACTTGGGAGCTTTACGCCGAGGGGCGGCTGAAGGTGTTCAGCATCCTGCAGCATTTTCGCGCGGAATTCAGGGTCTACCAACGCGACGAGAAAGGAAACGTAGTGAAGAAGAACGACCACCTGATGGACGCAAAGCGCTATTTCGTGATGACAGGGCGTAACATTGCTGCGCCGCTAACGGCTTTGCCTGACAAGCAGAAACGTGAACGCAACAGTGGCGCCGCTTCTCGGGAAACCGGCTGGATGGCGAGATGACAGACAAGAGAATTACGCGAGTAGTGTGTCAATTCTCCTGCGGCGCTGCGTCCGCTGTGGCAACAAAGCTTGCGCTATCTAAGTATGGGGATCGCTGCGAGATCGTTAACGCCTACATCGAAGAGGAACACGAGGATAATCGACGCTTCTTGGCCGATTGCGAGCGTTGGTTCGGGCGAACTATAGCGCTGCTGCGCGACGAGAAATATGGCGCGAGCACGATTGAGGTGTTCAAACAGAACCGTTTTATCAAGAGCAGGTACGGGGCGAAGTGTTCAAGCGTTCTGAAGCGACGGGTATTGGACAAATTCAATCTTCCAGGAGACGTAATGGTGTTCGGCTATACAGTAGAAGAAATTGAGCGCTTTGAAGATTTTCAAGAGCGCAACCCGAATCGCCCAGCTATTGCGCCTTTAGTCGATGCCGGCCTTACCAAAGAAAATTGCAAAGCAATGCTGGAACGTGCAGGTATTCAGCTTCCGCTGATGTATCGACTCGGCTACAGCAACGCAAACTGTGTCGGGTGTGTGAAGGGCGGAGAGGGGTATTTCCGTGCTATTCGTGAAGATTTTCCAGAGCAGTTTGAAAAGCTAGCGGCGGTAGAAGAAGATATTGGTGAAAACGCCTATCTATTTCGCAACCGCAAAACAGGCAAGCGCTACAGCCTTCGAGAAATCCCTGCGGGTAAAGCGCGCCGTAACGATTTAGTGCCTCAGTGTGGCGTGCTTTGCGAGCTTGCTGAGCAGGACTATGCGCTATTCGAATAGCGAGGAAGCGAATCATGGCTAAGACAAGGAAATATCGGGCGTCGGCGGAAGATCGTAAGCTGCTGGAATTCGCTCGCGAATGCTTCGATGACTCGAAAGAGTATTGGGATCCGATCTATGAGGAATTCGACGAATGCGCTCGCTTTCGCGCGCTCGACCAATGGCCTGACCAGATCAAGGCCGCAAGGCAAGACGCTACCGATCCGCGGCCTTGTCTGGTGTTCGATCAAATCAACCAATACATACGCCAAACAGTAAACGATGGACGGCGTAATCGCCCTTCGATCAAGACGAAGCCAGTCAATAGCAAGGCATCGGAAGCAGGAGCTCAGATACTTGACGGTCTTGTGCGCAATATCGAGTATCAGTCTCGCGCGCACGTGGCTTACGACACGGCGCTAGACGCTGCCGCGCAGCACGGGCTTGGGTTTATGCGCCTGGTGCCGAAAACTATCGATGTTGAACGCAACATCCAAGAGCTGCGCATTGTGCGTCTGCCGTTCTACCGCGCTGTCTACACTGATCCGAGCTGGATCGAGCCTGATGGCTCGGACATGGCTTATGCGTTCGTACTACAGCGGTATCGTAAAAAGCTGTTCGATGGTCGGTGGCATGGAATCGACGTTTCCGGCTGGGACAGCTCTTATTATGAGTGGGCGACGGAGACCGAGATAGTTGTTGCCGAGTTTCTGTGGGTGTATGAGGAAGAGGAAGAGAACGACAAGCCCGAGCCTGGGGTCGTCGTTAAGGGCGGCGAAGATGAGAATGCGTTGCTCGACGACACTGACGAGAGTTACGATGAAGGACCGATTACTCGTCCGGAAGACTTCAAGCGTCGCAAGTGTGTGGCATGGGACACGATATGCGCTGGCGCGGTGCTTCACCGCACCATCTTTAAGTCGCAATATGTTCCTGTCGTGCCTATCATCGGCACCGAGTATTTTGTCGAGGATAGACGCGTTTTGCAAGGCATGGTGCAACCCGCTCGTGATGGGCAGATGGCTTACAACTACGCCCTCAATGCGGACATTGAGTACATCAGCCTTGCGCCCAAGGCGCCTTACATCGGCGCAGCTGGGCAATTCAAAGGACATGAGAATGAATGGAAGAGCGCTAACATCAAGAATATTCCCTACTTGGAGTATGAGCCGAAATCGTACCCGGATGGTTCCTCTATTCCTGCGCCGCAGCGCGCTCAGCCGCCTGTTATCTCAGGATGGCAACAGATGGCTCAGGTTGCGCGTGCGGACATTCAGAGCGGATTGGGCATGTACAACAGTTCCGTCGGCGCGCCAAGCAACGAGCGTAGCGGTAAGGCCATCATGGCGCGCAATGCGGAAGCCGACACATCGGTCTTCCATTACACAGCTAATCAGCAGCTCTCTATCGCACATCTCGGGCGTATTGTTATCGAGACCATACCGACGTACTACGATACGCAAGGCATCCGGCGCATAGTTGGGGAAGACGGACAGGCCGAAATGGTGGGCATAAATCCGGAAATGGACAAGGCCTATGAACGCAATCCAGCGACCGGTATGCAGATATTCAACCCGAGCTTCGGGGCGTACGATGTCGCGATCGAGAGCGGGCCCAGCTACACGACCAAGCGCGAGGAAGCGGTCGCAGCGCTTGTGGAGATGACGCGGGGTAACGCGCAGCTCTTCAGTGTGGTGGGCGATTTGGTGTTTCAGGCTATGGACTGGCCGTACGCTGACAGAATCGCGAAACGGCTTCGCACGCTGCTCACGCCACCCATCCAACAGCTTGAGAATTCGCCTAACGACCCCGAGTCGCTAAAACAACAGCTCATGCAGGCCGCGCAGCAAAACCAGCAGCTTAATCAGGCGATGCAGCAAATCGTACCCAAGCTGCAAGAGCTGCAAGCGCAACTTACGAATAAGTCAAGAGAACTTGACATCAAGCAGGACGAAGCCAATACTGCACGGATTAAGGTCATGGGTACGGCGCTCTCTGCCGAACAGGTTCAAACGGTAGTTGCAAGCACCATGCAGGACTTTTTGATGAGCACCGGGCTGTTGGCGCCGAGCATGCCGCAGCAACCCATGCAGCAACCAGGCATGCAGCAACCAGGCATGATGCCGCAAGGCGAAACCCAACTGCCGGGGCAATCGGCAGATTCAGTTTTCCCTCAAGGGTAAAAAGCAAATGGCTGAAGAAGGACAGGTACAAGGCGAGCAGCCGCAAGGCGAGCAGCCGCAGGTAGAAGGGCAAGAGCAGCAAGTTGAGGCTACCGCGGTACAGCAGGCTGAGGGTGAGGAAGCGCAAGCTGTCCAGAAAACGCCTGAGGAACTGGAGGCCGCAAAGCGCATTGAAAGACTGGAGAAGGGCGTAAGCCGGTTGCGCGCGCAACGCAATGAAGCACGCGCGAACCTGAGAATGGCGGCTGAACGTCTGCAAAGCTTGAGTCAGCCGGCTGCTGCCGGCGGCCAAGACGCGCCAAAAGCTCCACCGGACATCGCGAAATATCAGGACTTCGGCGAATACATGCAGGCCAACATCGCGCATGCGCTCGAACAGGCACTGAGCAAACAGAAGCAAGGCAGCACGGAGGCTGAGCGCAAGCAGGCCGAGGTCAACTTGGCCCAAGCAGTTAATACACATTGGGCAGACTCTGTTAGCGCATTCTCTGAAGAGGTTCCGGATTTTCATGACGTGGTCAGCGCTTCGACTGTTGCCGGCAGCAACGAACTGCTAAGCATGATTAAGGCATCCGAAGAGGGGCCTTATTTGCTGTATCACCTTGCCCAAAACCCTGCGGAAGTTAGACGCCTCAACAACATGTCCGGTCTTCAACTCGCGATGGCGCTGGGTGCCATGGCCGCTCCGATGGCCAAGAATGGCAGCTTAGCGCCAGCTACCAAATCCAAGGCGCCTACACCGCCTGTTACCACGTCGGGCACGGGTCAAGCTGAAAGTTCCGGCCTTTCCGACAAGATATCGCCCGACAGATGGAAGCGCGAATTTCAGAAGCGTCGCGCAGCGGGCAAGTCGTGGTAGATGCTTTACACTTAAAGGATTGCTGAAATGCCTAACGCCCTTATCACCCCTACCAAAATCACACGTACCGCGCTAGCGGTTTTGCATGAAAAACTGACAATCATCAGCCAGGTCAACCGCAGCTACGATGACGACTTCATGTCGGAATCCGGCAAGATCGGTAACACGCTGAAGCTGAGGCTGCCCAACGAGTATCTGACCGGCACCGGCAAGACCGTAACGGTTAGCGATGTTACGGAGAAGAGCGTCGACCTTGTGATGGCGAATCGCAATTGGGTTACGATGGGTTTCTCGGCTGAAGAGCTGTCGCTGGAAATCGAGGACTTTACCTCACGGCATATCGAACCCGCGATGAGCAAGCTTGCTTCTGTCATCGAAGCGGCCTTCTTGGATACCGTCACACCGCAGGTCTACAATGAAGTGGGCACACCCGGTACGACGCCCAATGACATCGACATCTTCTTGGCCGCCAAAGAACGGCTGAATCAGATGTTGGCGCCCAAGACGAACGACCGCAAGATCAACGCCGACTCGCCGACAATCCGCGCCATGGTCAAGGCGCTGTCCGGGCTGTTCCAGGATTCCAAGAGCCTTGGTCAGCAATACGTCGAGGGCACAATGGGCCGCGCGTCCGGCTTCGACTGGTTCGAGAACGAGCGCATCCATGTGCACACCAATGGTGACAATGTGGTGAGTGCAGGCCCGGTGCTTGACACTTTCACGTTTACGGACGGCATATCCGCCATTAACGTGACGGGGCTGGGCGCCACCAAGACAGTCAAAGCAGGTAGCGTCTTCACCGTCGCTGGCGTCTATGCGGTGCATCCTGAAACCAAGCAAGCGTATTCTTGGCTCAAGCAGTTCGTCGTCACCGAGGATGTGATTTCGACCGGCGGCGGCGCGGCAACGATCAAGATCGACCCTACGATCTACTTGTCGACCAATCCTCGTCAAAACGTCAGCGCGGTGCCGGCCACAGATGCCGCGCTTATTTTCCGTGGGGCTGCGAGTATAGCGTATGGGCAGAATCTGGCTTTCACCAAGGACGCGTTTGCTTTCGTGAGTGGCGATCTGTATCTGCCAAAGGGGATCGACATGGGCGCACGCGAGCGCATGGACGGCATTTCGATGAGGCTGGCACGTGACTGGAACGTCATCAGCGATGATCTTGTTACCCGCATCGATGTTATCTGGGGTGCTAAGGCGATTCGGCCAGAGCTTGCCGTCCGCATCACGAAGTAATTGAACAGGAGCACAAGACCATGACGCCGGGA